CGGTCTCCCAGACATTGTTGCCGACGTGACGCTCGCGACCAGGAATCATGCCGTCCGTGCTGCTGTTGTGCGCGGTCAGGCATTTATAATTCTGCCGGTTGTAGGTCACCATCGTCCCTGGCGTGTAGTTCGTTGACCACTGCCAGGTGTCATAAACAACGCGCTCAGAGTACCCCAGTTTCGTGTACAGCGGAGTGCTCGCAGTCGTGACGTAGTAGCTCACCGTGCCCAGGTTAATCGGGCCGATCGTGTGCGGCGGCACTGGTATCCGCAGGATCATGTCTTGCTGCGGGAGCATGTGTTCGCCGTTCGCGTTGTACGGGATGGTTATGTTCGCATCATACCGACCGCCCGCGTCCTGATAGACCGTGCAGACGGACGGGTGCAGCGCGATGCCGAGCTTACTGAAGTCGGTCTGCGCCGCAGGGAATAGCTCTATCACTGTCTCACCCCTTTACACATACAACCAGTCTTGCGGGATGGTCACTTTCGTGAGGCCTGTGAACGTGACGGTACTGTTGCCAGCAGGAAACGCGCCGAACTCGCCCGAAGCGATGCCTGCGACAGGCGAACCGCTAACAATGACCCACTGGTTCTGCAGGTCTACCACGGTTCCGCTCGTCAGTCCTGTAAAGGTTAGCGTCTTCCCACCGATGGTCAATGTCGCGGAGCCCGACCCTGTGAGCGTGATTTTAGGCCGCGCAGGAACGTTTCCAGGGTTGTTGACCGTGGTGCCTGATGTAGTGACCTCGATAGCGCTCGAAGCCGCAGAAGCCCTTTTAAAAGGCTCTGTGCGCATCTGCAGGGAACCGCTCCACATGTTCGTGTATTGCTTGTCCATTTGCAGCTGGGCATCGAGACGCACGCTGTACACATAGTCGGGTTCATTGCCGAGTATCATCGTGCCGGAACCGCGCAGCCAGTTGAGCGCCGTCTGCATGTCAGCCCCTGCACTCGCAATCGTCATGGCGCGGGTGTATGGCTCGTATATGTCCACACCCTCGATCTGGGTCAGCTCCCCAGGACGGCCAGGCAGTGTCACCGTGGTCGCCCTGAGGTTGGCCCGCAAGATTGGAGGATACGAGACCACGCGCACGCCCATTGTCCGCGAGTCCACGTTGTTAAAAGCGAAATAAGGTTCGGCCATTTGCTACCTCCTTAGGCAGGCACGTAGCCCCAGCCGCGGTTCATGTGCTCCTGCGCTCCGTTCATGTTGCGCAGCGTGTCATATATGTCCGCGGCGTTGCTTTGGTTGAGGTTGTTTATATAGATGCTGTTGTTCCGCGTGTAGCTGCTCGCAGAGGTGCGGCCACCGAGTCCAGCCGAAGGAGCACCGCCGCCGATCGTTGCGACCACCGCGTTGATTCTGCTGACCGCGCCCGCAATGGACGGGAGAGAACTCAGCAGACCAGCTGCCAATGCGCCGCCAGCGTTTGCGCCAGTCTCGCCGACGCCCTCAACAACGAGTGCGCCCTGCTCCTGGATGCTTTCATAAAGCTGCTTGATCTCTTCTTCTGGCATTCCGATGTTGCGCCACATCTCCGCGAATTTTTCATACTCCGCATTCATGTCGCCGACAGCATCTGCGGCCTCACTCGCGCCTGCCGCCACTTCTGTGGTAACGGCGCCGACTTCTTCAAACGTCTTTTTCGCCGCATCGATTTCCTGCTGAGTCATGCCGGTCATGCTGTCACGGTATTCCTCTTCTGCCCCAGAAGACGATCCGTCTCCGCCGCCAAACAGTCCGACGACCCAGTTGCCGAGCTCCAGCATTTTCGAGTCTGCCCACTTGCCAAGCTCGACCGCCTGCTCGTTCCAGTGGTTCAAGCCATCCGTGAGATGCTCATACCATGCTTTCGGGTGTGTCGATAGCTGCTTGTCTTTCGGCCAGAACATGTCGAGGTCGACGCCGAGGAGACTGTGGTTCTCGGTGACTTCCTTGCCCATACGGATCGCGCTTTCAACGCCAGCCGCGAGGAGCATTGCGACCTCTGCGGTGTTCACGATCTTGACAGGGAGTGTTGCCATGCTGAGACCACTGCCACCAGCGGACGATGCGCCGCCACCGCCACCACCGCCAAACAGGTTGCCCAGTTTGCCGAATACACCTCCGATGTTCCCAGCGATTCCAGACCCGCCGAGAGAACGCAGGAGCGTCAGAAGGCTCAACACCTCTTTACTCACTGACAGTGTCGCATACCCAATCAGCGCACCCTTGACCGCGTTGATGATGCCGCTGGGATCGTTTGTGATGGAGTTGATCGCGTCGGCCAGTTTGCTGATAATGCCGGTCGCGGTGGTTATGAGGCTCTCAAAATCTTCCTCGCCGAGACCGCTGACAATGCCCGCGATGGAGTCGGAGAGATTCTTGAGCGCGGTCTGTCCTTCGGGGCTCTTTGCCCACTCTCCGAACCGCTCCAGCAATCCTGTGAGCGAGTCTGCAATCTTTGTAAATCCAGGCGCAAGCTGTCCGAGCACCTCGGTCTGCAGTCCTTCAAACTCCGCTTTCAGCTCCTGCAGGGAGTCGTTAAACGCGCCCAGTTTCTCGACGGTCTCCTGGCTTGCGACATTGTTCAGTGTATCGCCTGCCTCTTCCCATCCCGCCTTGCCCTTGTCAATCAGCGGCTTCATGTCCGCGAAGGACTTGCCAAAAATAGACTTGGTCAGCTCGTCAACGTCTTTGCCCTGATCGCTGAGTCGTTTGAGCGCGTCGATGGTGTCCCAAAATACATCGAGGGCGTTTCGTGCCTTAGTGTCTGCGAGGTCGGTGTCCTTGACGTAGTTCTTCATCGCGCCGGTGAAGTTCTGCGTGCCGATGATCTCGCGAGTGTTGACACCCAGCTGTTCAAGCGCGGTCGCCATCTCGCCTGTCGGATTGACCATACGGGCGATCGCTGTATAGATCGCGGTGGCCTCGGTATCGACCAGCCCTGCAGCCATCGCATACTTCTGTAGCTGTTCCACGCTCAATCCTGTCTGCGTTGACAGCGTGAGCAGATTGTCCGCATAGTCAGACGCGCCGCTCATCGCGTCCCATGCACCCTTCGCGAAGTTGATCACGTGAGTCGCTGCGTTCTTCGCCGCGTTCTGCACGTTCTCGATCGCGTGATGCAGATCAGTGAACGAGACAGCCGCCTTCTCGGCCTTCTTTCCGCTTTCATCGAAGGCTTTCCCGTTCTCGTCCAGCCCCTTGGCATTGTTGTCCAGTGCGGTCTCCATCTGCACGAGCTTCTGCCTTGCACGGTTCAGCTGTGCCTCGTATGCGAGCGCCTGCGTGCTGTTCTCGCCGTACTTCTGCTCGGTGGTCTGCAATGCATCCTCGAGCGCTTCTACGATCTGGGTCTGCCGTTTGATCTCTTCGTTGAGGGTCTTGGTGCGCGTCTGCATGAGCTTCTGCGCATCGCCGTTTTTCTTAAATTCCGCGGTCGCCAGCTTTAGCCGAGAATCGACGTCGTTGACTGACTTCGCGGCGTCTTTCATCGCCTTTTTGAACTTTTGTTCGCCGTCAACAGACAGCCTGACGCTGATATTGCTCGCCATTGGCGTCCTCCGTTCTAGTGGATTTCCTGTCCGCGCAATGCGAAATCATATTGCCGGTGCAGAATGAATAAGTCGCACACGTAACCGGGCAAGAGCGTCTGCATCTCGGTGTAGCTCAAGCCCGCAATCAGTCCCCAGGAAGTGACCGTGCGCCGCGTCAGCCTTCCTGCCCCTCTTTTTTTTCGATTTCCTCAAGCGTGACATCGACCTCGCGGTCTTCGCCGTGCTCTGCCTCCATGTGCATACCGTCATTGATCGCCGCCCAGATGGCCTGCGTCATTGGCCGCATGTGCACAGGCAGTGCGGTCTTGCGGATCTCTTCGAGGTCGCAGTCAGCGAGGATCGCGAACACCTGCATGATGGCCTTGATCCTGCCCTTCCCTGCGAGCTTGTCGCCGAGATCGTCCACGAGGCAGACCTCATCCTCGAGCCGTTCCCACGCCTGCATGGTGAATCGAAGTGTATATTCTTTGCCACCGATATTGGTCTTGATTCCGTTCATGGTGCTCCCCTTTCATTAAATGCAGAAAATGGACGGCCCTCGCAGTGAGAGCCGCCCTTGTGATTAGCGAGTAATGCCAGCTTTGCCGTCGAGGAAAGTCTGCGCTGCTGCCAGCGTCGAGCATTCCTTCTGCAGACGGAAAGTCGCTGCGCCTGTCGCGTCCAGGTACACGCCGAAGCCCTTGCCCGTGATGACGGGAGTGCCCCATTCGATGCTGTTCTCCTTGGTGTTCGTCTCCTCGGAGTCCATACCGAACTGTACCTTCGGGAACCAGACGGCGCGGTAGGTTGTCGTGCCGCGGCGGCGAAGCACCTGCACATAGCCGAAGCCCACATAAGGAGCAGCGGCATCAGTTACGCTGTAAAGTGTGGTGTCGGTACTGTCCGCGACATAGCCGAGCAGGTCGGCTTCAACACCAGCAGCCAGTTCGGTCGTCTCGACCTCAACAGTCACGCCGGTGATACCGTTGTCATTATCCTGCATGACATCGTCGCCATACAGGGGATTGTCAGGGCGGTCATAGGTTACGCTACCGCGGCGAGCGGGAGCCATGTCAGCGCCACCAGTGTAGGTGATGCCAGTGCCAGGCGTCTCGGTCGCTACTTTGGCGTAAACCAGATGCCGCATACCAACTTTCGCCATAAGGTTTTACCTCCGTTAGTCTATTTGGTTGATTAGCTCGTCGAGCTTTGCCTGCATCGCTGCCTCCGCAGGCCCTTGTGCTTTTCGCGCGGTGGGTCGCACAAACGGCCTTTTGGCGCGTGCGCTCGAACCGCTTTCAATGCTCCTCGCGATCACGGGGAGCGGGATACCGTTGGGGAATCTTTTGGAACGGTGCCGCGAGTATCCCTTCGCGATGCCGACGCTGGTCGAGACTCCGTCCGTGCTGTGCTCGAACTTTGCCACGCCCATGCTCGCCGCGAGGTCTGCCTTGTCGTCAGGCGTCAGAACGCGCAACGGGCCGAACTGGTCGCCATTGTTGTGCGCACCTGGCAGCGGATGGAATCCCTCGGTCGGCAGGCCGTCGATGGCTTCGCGCAGTGCGTCAGCCGTGACCTTCGCGCCCTCGAAGAGTGCCTTGGAGGCCAGCTCGTCAGCCTTGCCTGTGACTGCGTTCAGCTTGTCGATGATCGCGTCGCAGCCGCTGAAATCCATCTTCGCCATGTGTCACTCCTCCGGCTCGTCGTCCTCTGGATGCATGAACACCTCGAACGTCCACTCGATGTGGTGCAGCCGCGTGTCGTCCTCGTACTGTCGCGAGTTCTCCTGCCAGCTCACCCCCGACCGGCGCAAAGCCTGCCGAATGATGTGGCACAGTGCAGGAACGTCTTCCAGCGTGAACAAATCCACAGAGCCGCTCATCGCCATGTCTTTGGCGTCATCGTCTCCGATCAGGGCCGCAGCCTGCCCCTCAAGCGCGTACACGCCATAGGGAGGTGTTGGCCTTTGTATCCAGGCATCCTCTGCGAACTGTATGCCCGTGTCTTGGAGCTCGGCTTTCAGCTTTTCGTATTCAGTCATGTCAAGCCTCCTGCCGTGTCGACCTCTGGACTGTCAGTTCGATGCCATCGGTCTCGGTCACATAAGTGCGGATGATGTCGTAGTACACGCCGCCACACCTGCACCGCTGTTCGCCCTGGTATTCAAAATCCTGAGCCAGTACGAACACCAACTCAGGATGAAGACCGTGTGCAAGGGCTGCGTAGTTCTCGTTCATGCCTACCGAGCGGATTGTGCAGAACACCGTGCGCTCAGACACGATCGGGGTGTCATTCACACCGCGGGGAGCCGCTTCCGCAATCAGCGTTAAAACATCATGCTTCTGCATCGCTGTCACCCCAATCGGTGTAGCCCGTCGACATCTGCAGCTGTGCCTTCTGCTCGTCGTAGGAAGCTTTCAAGCGGTCGTAGTCGGGCGGAGACCCGAAGTGCATCCGCACATAGGTCAGCACCGCTGTCTCGCATAGCTCGTCGAGAGGAGAGGCGAGGACGACTCCAGCTATACCGAGGTCGCCCTGCGCCGCTGCGATGAGGCGCGTGATTTCGCCGTCATACGCGTCCGTTGTGATTCGGAGCGCCTTGCGGGCATCGTCTAGTGTTGCCATTGTCGTCCTCCATGATTACTGATTTTCGAGAATCTCGTTCACGATGTCAGCCTTGCGAGTCGCTGTCAGCTTGATGCCGTTATCCGCGGCATAGCTCTTCAGTCCCGCGACTGTCATTGCGTTGAGATCCTCTGCTGTCGGGGTCTCGTTCTCTTCCCCTGCGGAGTCATTACTGTCTGCTGGCGTGTCTCCGCCGTCTTCCGTCAGCTCAGTGCTTTTGTGTAGCGTACCAGGCCGACGCCGGTGGGCTTGCCATCGCCGAGGCACATGCCGCGGAACACGACAGAGCCGGTGCGGAATCCGACGGACTCATCGCGGTCAATGGTGACATCCTTGCCGAAATTCCAGCAGTAGCCTTCCTTGAGGTCGCCGAAGATGATGTCGGTGCCTACGCCATCTTCCAGGATGACAGGATAGCCGAGGATGTTGAACTTCGCGGGAGCCTGGACGTCCGCAACAACGATGGGGTTGTTGGCGGTGTCACGGATGGCCAGCACGTTGCCGAAGAAGGTGGCGCGGCTCATAACAAAGGCAGCGTTCGGATCATACTGTGTGGGCAGCTTGGCGATGATAGCCATCACGTCGGCGTAGGTGATGCCGGCCATGGTGTATGTCTGGTTGGTCGCGGTGATCGTGGTCAGGCCGGTGGGCTGGTTGGTGCCGGTGCCCGCGGCGATGTAGCCGGTCACAGCGCGGAAGATCTTGTTGGCAAGACGATCGACCAGCCAGGTCTCGAAAGCATCGATGGCCATAGCTTCGACGTCCGCGGTGATCTCAACGGTCTTGATGATCTTGTAGATGCTCAGAGCGCACTGGCCGATGGTGTCCTGCGCGTCCGTGGCGGCGGTGCCCATAGCAACAGCGCCAGCAGCATTCACAGTGCCCTCAACAGGGACGATGACGGTGCCGGGAATGTGCATGACGTCAACGGCGTTCAGAAGCGGATACAGCTCCATCTTGCCCTTGATCAGGTTGGCGGTTTCCTGCGGGATGGTGTAGCCCGCGGTCACAGCGGT